CGGCGGTCGCCGGGCTTGACGGTCTCGCCGATGTGATCCGCCCAGCGCGGGAACAGCTCGGGCGACTTCGCCGCCTCGCCGTCAGAGAGCGACGCGCTGGCCTGCTCGATCATCGGTCGCAGTTCTGCGGCGCGCGCCATGGTCACGACCTCGCCCGTGAGGGCGACCACCGCGCCGACGGCGTTCTCCGTCTCGGTAGGCTTGCCCATCTTGATGGATACCGTACCATCGCGGTGGTCGGTGATGGCCCCGCTCAGGCTGTAGGCGCTGTTGTCCCACTCGTTGACGACCTCTTCGGTCTCGCCCGTGGGCTGTCCGTCCTCGTCGTCGTATTTGGGGACAGTGTCGCGCTGCACAATGCTCCACGGCGTGTTGTCGGGCAGCAGTGCCGCCGCGTCCGTGGTGGTCATCGTCAGGCGGATGTTCTTGACCTCGCGCTCATTCCATTCGCGGTCTTTGAGGATGCCCGTGATGGTCGCGGGGTATTCGGTGTTGTTGACTTTGATGTAGATACTCATATGTGCTCCTTTCTATTGCTGCACGGCGTTCGCTTGCAGCCATGTTAAGAGGTCTCCCGTAGGCGGCTCACTGAATGTGATGGTGCGGTAAGCGTTATTCAACCAGCCTTTTGTGGAATAATACACATCGGTTGACCCGATGGCCCTCTGACCGTACCCGATGGCATAAAGGCCCGCGCTCGGATAGTACCCCATAGTAATGACGTAGCATTCTTGCGTGCTGGATATTGCCTCGCAAATAAAGTCTGCGTTCCAGCTTACCTGCGAGTATGGGATATCGGGCTTTTCGTTGATAACCCACGTCAGCCCGTCGCTGAACTTTATATCATACCTCGTCCCGCCGATAAGCGTCCTGCCTTTCTTGATGCTGTACACAGTGCCGTTGACCATGCACTTGCCGCCCTTAACTTCGTAGGCCGTGCCGTTGATGAGGGTCTTGTGTGCGGTGAGGTTGGGGATGACAACGTTGCCGCTGTCGTCCACGAGGGTATTGGAGGGGAGGATGATGCAGGGGCGGATTCCGTTCGAGTAGGATGCGTTGCTGCTGTCATAGTGGCCATTGGGGCTGACGCGCCACACGTTGCCGCTTTGGTACGGGGAGCGGAGCCACCAGAAGGGGGCCGAGCCGTCCAGTTTCGCAATACGCTTGTTGTTGGCGGACGTGCCGGTTCCAGATTCAAAGTAAGACAGCTTTGCACCGTCAACCGGGAAATACTGGTTGTCGCTAATAGTCCAGCCTACTTCGTAGCCGGACAGCAGGAAAATCTTCGCGGGCAGGCCGTTCGCGCCGTTCTGGTCTGTGCCGTTAGAGCCTCCGTTCTTGCGGTACGGAATCTTCACCTGCTTGATGGCGTCCCTAATATCGCTGTCAAACAGGTTCAGGAACGTGCTGTTCAGATAGCTGTGTATGGTGCTAAACTCGAGATAGTTGGTATCAGAACTGTGCCACTGCCTATCCTCGTAGATGTCCTTCATCAACAGCCAAGTGCCGTTACAGGACTCGTCATACGTGGAGCTCGGTTTGCCCTGATGGACAACCAAGAATTCTTTCCGCACGCCGCCGACGTTGAGGTACACGGACGAGCCGACCGCCAGTGTGCTGATCGCTTTGTTCGCCATGCCTGCCTCCTTAGCCGTACAGCCAGTTGATGGCGTAGTTCTCGGTCGGCGTGGTCTCAACGTTCACGAGTGTCTGCTTGACGATGTTGCCGGATGCGATGTAGTCGCTGCCGCGCGTCGCGGCCACAATGCCGCCCGAGCCGTTGCCCTTGAGGAGGGAGGTGGTGGCGGGGACATTGACGGGGCCTGCGGGGCCCTGCGGGCCGGTCGCACCGGTCTCGCCTTTCTCGCCCTGCTTGCCCTTTTCGCCCTGGTCTCCCTTGGGGCCTTTGATGTTGACCGTCGCGGGATTCGCAAGCCCGCCGTCGTTCGTCCAGCTCAGGTCTCCCGCCGCGGACACAGTGGGCGTAAAGGTCGCGCCTTTTGCGCCGTCCGCGCCCTTCGCACCATCCGCCCCGGCAGGGCCTCGCGGGCCGGTTTCGCCTTGCGGGCCGGTCTGTCCCTGCGGGCCCTGTTCTCCCTGCAGCCCCCTTGGCCCCTCGGGGCCGGTGTCTCCCTTCGCGCCGTCAGCACCGGCAGGCCCCCGTGTGCCCGTGTCACCCTTCGGGCCTTTGAGATTCACGGTCTCAGGATTCGCCTTGCCGCCGTCGTTCGACCACGAGAGGTCTCCCGCCGCGTTTATCGCGGGCGTAAACGTCACGCCGTCGCGCCCGTTCGTCCCGTCCTTCCCCGGCGCGCCGTCTGCGCCGTCTTTCCCGGGCAGACCGTCCGCACCCTTGGCACCGTCCTTGCCAGGGTCTCCCTTCGGGCCCTGAATGCCCTGCGGGCCGCGCTCGCCCGTGTTGCCTTTCGCGCCCTGCAAGGGGCCGTTGTTGATGAACTCGCCGGTAATGCCGTCGAAAATGTAGATGTCGTAGGGCTCCGCCGTGCCCACGCCGTAGGCATCGCCCGCCGCTGCGGTCGCTTTCTGCGCGGCGTCCAGCGCAGCCTTCGTGCCGTAGTAGCCCAGCACCTTGAAGCCGCTGCCGGTCTCCCCCTTGGGGCCTACGGGGCCCGTCTCGCCTTGCGGACCCGTCTCTCCTTGCGGACCCGTCTTGCCTTGGGGACCCGTCAGGCCTTGCGGGCCAGTCTGTCCCTGCGGGCCAGTCTCGCCCTGCAGCCCCCTTGGACCCTCTGGTCCGGTATCTCCCTTGTCGCCTTTCAGCGCGGCAAGCTGCGCCGCCGTAAAGTCGGAATAGGTAAAGGCATCGCCCTTGTCGCCCTTCGGGCCCTTGAGGTTCACGGTCTGCGGATTCGCCTTGCCACCGTCGTTCGTCCACGACAAGTCGCCGTCGTCGCTCATGCTCGGCGTGAACGTCACGCCGTCCTTACCGGCGGCGCCGTCTGCGCCATTGGCTCCATCCGCCCCGGCAGGGCCTTGCGGGCCAGTCTCGCCGGGATCACCCGTGTCTCCTTTGGGGCCGGTTGCGCCTGTGTCGCCCTTGGGCCCCTGCTCGCCGGTATCTCCCTTGGGGCCGACTTCACCCTGCGGACCGGTCGCGGCAACGCCCGTGTCGGCAAAAGCGCCCGCCGCGGCGTCCCACTTGAACCAGTTGCCCGTGGTCTCGTCGACGTATGGCATCTTGGAAACCGCCGTCTCCGCATCCGCCGCCGCCTGCAAAACCTCATCTACCCAGCTTTGGTAGGCCGGAGGCGGCTTGGTCGTGCCGTTTGCGCTCAGCGACGGCTCAACCACCGTGCGCCACGTCCGGCTCTTGGCGATCGCGCCGCCCACGGTGTAGGTGAGCTCGGCCATGCCCTCGCCCGCCTTTGCGGTGTCGGCGTTGCTCAGCGTCCAGATCACGTCACCGTTCTCGCTCTTAATGCTCGCGGGATACGGCGCGCTGTCACCCTCGCGCAGCACCGTCAGCGTAAAGACGCCCTCGCCGTACAGCCGCGCCCAGCTGTCCGCAAGGCCGCGCCAGACGATCCTCTGCGCCTCGTTCTCGCCCTGATGGCCCAGTGGCAGATACGGCAGCTCGCGCACTTCGATCTCTCTCATGCGATCTCGTACCCCCTCTCGTAGCCCTGCGCCGGTTCATGCGTCCTGCCCCAGTAGCGGGCAAAGTTGCCGTAAGCCTCGTTATAGAGCTGGCTCGAATCGGCATACCGGCTGTACTCGCCGTTCTCCGCATCGATCTTCGCCTTGAGGTACAGCACGTACAGCTCATCGTGCGGGGCCTTCACCAGCAGCTCTTCGTCCATGCCGTCCGGATAGCCGGTCGCCATGATCTGCTCGAGCTCTTCCGGCGTCGCCAGCAGCACGTCCGCCGCGATCCTGCCCTCAAGCGCCTTGAGCCATTCGAATTTTTCCTCTTCGGGAAAGGCGTTCGGCTTCGCCGTGTCGGCGTGCTGCATCGCTTTTCTCGGCGTCATGTTCTTCTCTCCTCTCTCAATGATGGATAAAGGCGGGCGCGGGTCTTGTCCCACGCCCGCCTTGGGGTTATTGCCTTAGAGCGAGTTGCCCGCCGCGATACCGCCGATGGCGGCAAAGCGCCAGTCGTTGAAGCACGCGTTGAAGCGGCTGCGGCCGCGCCAGACGTTCGCGTCGGTGTTCTCGTCGATGGTGGAGCGCGCCTCAAGCTGGATGCGGTCATTCCACACCGCGCCGCCGTAGGTCTCGTTGTACTTGCTGTCCAGCAGCACCCACGGGGAAACGCCGTTTGTGATGTAGTGGTTCAGATACGGCCACACGATGACGTTCCAGCGGCCGTACTGATAGTTGAAGGCGTTGTTCGCGCTCACGGGGTCCTTGTCCGCGCCGATGGCCGCGAATACCGCCTTTTTGAGGTCGGCGTTCTCGGGGATCAGGATCGTGTCGGGGGCCACGTCAAGGATCTCGTCGTTGTCGCCGCGGAACAGGTGCATCTTGGTCTCGAGCTTGCCCAGCGTGTCCACGCTGAACGCATCCTTGAAGCAGTTACACTGTTTATCGCCGCTCACCTTGGGCACGTGCTCCTTGGCGAACAGGTTGCTGCCGTCCGCACCCGTCAGGTCGAACTTGACGCCCTTAAAGGTCACGCTGCCGTTGCCCATCATGGCCGCGCCGTACAGCGCCGCGCCGAAGAGCTCGCGCGTGCGCTTGTAAGAGGTCATAAAGGCCGCAGGCTGCTTGCGCATGTCGAGCAGCTTGCCGTCCTCGATCATCTCCTTGGACACGCTGAAAGAATCCTTCCACGTCTGGTACTTGAGGAACTTCTGGTAGCCCTCCTGCATGCCGTCCAGCGGATAAGCGCCGTTCTCGCCCACGGGCTCAAAGCCGCTCATGGCCGTCAGCGTGGTCATCACGTCGCCGTAGTTCTTGGAAGAACCCATCAGGAACAGGTTCTTGAGCACGCTGTTCTGCTCAAATTCCTCGCCGCGCTTTTCAAGGAACATCTTGATCGGCGCCTGGCAGTTGCCGTAAATGCTGTTGTTCAGGTTGCTCGATTCCGAAAAAATGATTTTCATTGCTTACTTTCTCTCCTCTCTTCCGTTTTCCTTAGACAAAGCGGCCGCGGATCATGCTGCCCGCTGCCGTGCCCTCAAGGCTCACGACCTCGAACGTGCCGGGCACCGCCGCATCCGATGCGCCCGTGACGTACTTTGCCTTGAGACCGCCGCTCGCCACCTGGATCTTGGTGCCGACCTTCACGGCCGTTGCGGCCGCCGCGAGCTCGGTTTCAAAGGTGTGCTTGCCCTGCACGCGCGTCACCGCCAGCGGCTCGCCCGCGGCCACCGTGCCGCTCTGCATGCACACATAGGGCGGCGTGGTCGCCTGGTCGGCAGCAATCGCCGCCAGCTTGCCGTCCGATACGTTTAGCAGCTGGCCGACCTGATACGTGCCCGCCGCCGCTTCGATGTACTCAAACGGGGTCATTGCCCCGTCCGTCGATTTGATGGGAATAAACATTGCGTTCCTCCTTGTCTTGTTAATTTCTGTTCTTCTCGATCCACGTGCGGATCTCCTCGTCCGTCGCCGTGGGATTGAAGATGCGGAAGCTCGCCAGCTCCTCGCTCGTCACGACCTTGCCGCCCGCGCCGCGGGATGCCGCCGCGCCGGTCAGGTGGTCCTTGCCCCTCTGACCCGTCAAAGCCTGCGCTCTCGCCGCCTCGGCCAGCGCCTTCTCGCGCCGCTCGTGCGTCGAGATGAGGTAGGCGTCGTAAAACGACATGCCGCTCTTCACGCGCGCGTAGAATTCCTCGCTCTCCGGCAGCTTCAAAAGATCCTCCACGCCGTTCACCTCGGGCTCGAGCGCGTGGATCTTCTTGATCTGCTCATCGATGGCGCGCTGCATTTTCTCCTGCTCCGCCGCGGCCTGCTCGCGCTCATGCGCCGCCACGATCTCCGCTGCCCGCTTGACGACAGGATTCTCGCTGATCGCCTCATTGAGAGATTCCTGCGTCAGCTTCCCGGCCTTGAGGTCGCTTTCGAGCTTCTGCTGCTTGAAGGACTTCGACCATTCGTCAAACTGCTCCTTCGTCGCGATGGGCTCGCCCGTGATCGTGTTCTTGAGCCCCGCACTTTCGAAAAAGGCATTCCACTCCGCGGCCATCTTCTCGCTCTGCGCCTTGAGCGCCGCGTCCACCGCGGCCTGCTGCTCGGCTCTGCGCCGCGCCGCCGCATGAGCTCTGCGCTCGTCGGGGGACTGCTCCTTCTTCGCGCCCTCCGCATCGTTGTTGTCTTCTGCGCCTTCCGCGCCGTCCTGGCCCTCGGGAGCGGTTACGGCGCCCTCTGCGCCCTCGCCGCCCGTCGTGCCGGTATCGCCGCCCTCCGGCGCGCCGTTGGTCTCTTCTGCGGCCGGGGCAGCGGCGCCCGGCTCGTTTGCGCCTGTGGGCTCCTGCTGCGTGCCTGCCTCGTCAGGCGGCACCGTCAGGCCCATCGCTTCAAAGACGTCTTTTTCCGTGAATCCCATGTTCTCTTCCTCTCTGGCATGTTCCCGCTATCGCCCTGCGAATAGCCGCCGCCTTGCGCGTGCGGTGTCCCCTTGCGGGGGTAATCATGTAAAGCGCTTCCGCTTGCCTTACTTCTTGCCGGTTCTCAAATCGGAGCCGGTATGAATAACGCCCTTCTTCGCGTCGGTCTGCTGGTTCGGCGCTTTCACGACCTGCGTGCCGCCGTTCTTGATTCTGCCGACGTAACCGCTCTTATCGCTCATGCCCGCGTCCTCCTTTCCTTTGGATTCGGCATTTTCCCGCTGTTGCCCTGCGCTGCGCAGCCGTTGGCAACTCTGCTGCCTTACGGATGCGGCGTCCCCCTTGCGAGGACTGCGCAGCCGTTGGCAACTCTGCTGCCTTACGGATGCGGCGTCCCCCTTGCGAGGACTGCGCAGCCGTTGGCAGCTCTGCTGCCTTACGGATGCGGCGTCCCCCTTGCGGGGGACTTCTATGCTCTGCGCGTCATCTTTCGCGCCTTTAGCCTTTCTTACTGCGGCATGTAAAGTTCTTCCGCTTGCCCACCGCTCGCGGTGTTCATGGCGTCGGCTTGTGCCTGCGCGTCGATCGCCGCGGCCAGATCGTCCGGCACTCCAACGCCGCCGCCCGGCATATCGCCCTGCATGGTCGCCTGCTGCGCCGCCGCCTGCGCGGCCATTTCTTCTTGCCGCTGCGCCTTTTCTTCCAGGTGCTTTTTCGTCTGCGCCGCGCCGGGATAGTGCAGCTCCTCCATCTTTGCCCAAAACAAGATGAGCGTTTCGAGGTCTGTCGGGTCGCCGAAGGCCCTGCCCTCAAGGTTCTGCCGCGTCTCCTGCCACATCGCCTCGCGGTTGCTCGCCAGCGGCGCGCTCGTGTCGCACGAGAAAAGGAACTGATCGTTCCAGTGCAGCTCGCCGTCTTCACCCTCTTCGAGGAAGTCATAGCGGTTGAACTCCTCGTACATCGTCTCGCCCGTGCTGTCCTTATACGTCACCGGCCGCGGCTCGTCCGAGTACGCCAGCCAGAATTTGAACATCGTTTCGAAGAGCTCAGCGTAGGCCGCGTTCTTCATCACGCGCTTGCTCTCGAGGCGTCCCGCCGCCTGCGCAGCGGAAAACTCTTTGGCCTTGCCGCTCGTTGCGGTCGTGTCCTGCCTGCCCTGAAAGCTGTCCGTGATGCCGATGATCTGCCGCGCCTCTTCGTACACCTGCTCGAGATACGTGAGCTCGTACTGCAAATTGCCCGAAAAATCGTAGACGTCGATGAGGCTTTTGTCGCTCGGCTTTCCGATGTACCAGCGCTCGCCGTCCTCGGGATCGGTGCGCAGGTCCACCCGGTCGGGGAGCGTGATGCGCGTGCCTGCCTTCATCAGTCGGTCGATGATCTTCTGCTCGATGCGGTTGCTCGTGTTCTGCTGGTCGCGGATCATGTCAACGTCGCTGTTTCCGAGCAGCTGGCCGAAGACGCTCACGCTGCGCTGCAAGATGATCGGGTAGCGGTCCGGCCGGTAATACGGGATGCGCACCGGCGCCTGTACCGGCAGGCCGTTTTCGTCCACCGTCTCCTGCATCCCGCCGATAAACGTGCCGTCGCTGCGCTGTACCGGCGCATAGAGCTCTTCGAAGTCCTGCGTCTTGCTCTCCCAGTCCTTGCCGCCGCACCACGGGCATGCGCCGCCTGAGTAGGCCGCGCCGTTTACCTCCTGCCCCGGCAGCGGCTTTACCTTGCCGCAGCTCTTGCACACCGGCTGCCTGCGTGCCTGATAGTCCTTGAGGTTTTCGAGCTCCGTGTCGTTCACCCACGTGTAGCGGTCGATGCCGCCGCGCTCGTTGAGCTTGTAGCCGATGTAAAGCGTCAGGTTTCGGTTGCTCGTGGAGCCGTCGCCGCCTCGGACATCCGGCTCGCTCTCACCCTCGTTTTCAAGCAGCACGCCGTAGCGGCGCTCGACGTAGCCCTTCGTCGTCGGCACCTTGACGATGAAATAATCCATGTCGGCAATGCCCGTGTAGACGTTCGGCTGCGGCGCGAACTGCTGCGGATGAATGAGCGTCACGTTCACCTCGCCGACGGTCGTGCTCGTGCGCTTCGTGTTGTCCCACTCGACCAAAAAGCCCACGCCGCCCTGAATGGGCACCGTCCGCTCGGCCAGATCGTTCAGCGCCTCAAACGGAAGCCGGTCAAGCTCGTTGCGCAGAAAGTGCTCGATCACGTCGGCCAGGTGCTCGTCCTTCTTGCGCCGCGGCGTCACCTTCGGCTGCGGAATGCTGCTCGATACCTGGCTTTCGATGTTCTCAAACGTGATGTTGCGCACGTGGCTTGTCTTTTTCAGCGTGCCGTCGCGGTGCGTGTCGCCGGGGACGAGCGGCTGCATCGTGCGGTCCCCGTTGTAGACCGCCTCGCGCTCGTTCATTTTTTCGACTTCTTTCGACCACTTGGCGTCGCTCTCATTGAGGCGCGCCTGCCACTCGCGCAGCTCCTCGCTGATCGTGCTTGTCTTTGCTTTTTCTTCCATGTCTTTTCTCCCTCTCATCGCGGCTCGCCCCAGAGAGCCAACATTTCTGCCCGCTCGGTCTCGCTCGCGCTGTTGTAGTCCTCCCACATGTCCGCCGTCCAGCGCGTTTTCTTCGCGCTGCCGGCGGTCTTAATTTCCATCGTCTGCTGGGGCCGCGCATAGTGCGCGATCGCCAGCGCCATCACGCAGTCATCGTGCGCGCCCGGCTCGGCCTCGCCCTGCAAGTCTTTCTCCCGCCGCACGAATGTCAGCATCTCGAGCAGCGTGTCGCGGTCGTTCACTGTGCTCATGCTCTCGCGCAGAATGCGGATGAGCTCAGACAGGATCACCGGCCGCGTCAGCCGGTTCGTCTGGAAGCCGAAGGCGTGCTTGATCTTGCCTGTGAAGTCGTCCTCCACCTCGCGCACGTACAGGTTGCGGTAGCCCATCAGGTCAAGCAGCTTCGTCGGGTACGTCGAGAAGTTCGTCTCGATGGCGAGCAACGCGTCGTTATAGTACTTGCCGAGGCAGTACATCTGCCGCGCATACGTGTCCTCGTCGTACTGGTGGCGCAGCGTGCAGACCTGCTTTCCCGTGATGTTGTCGAGCACCTGCCCCACGAAGTAGTCGCTGCCGTCGCCCGCCGTGTCGCCGCCGATGACATACGGCCTCCCCGGCACCGGCTCTTCGTAGATCGTCACCGCACCGTCCGGATCGTCCACCCATGCCCAGCGCTCGAGGTGTACGCCGTCCTCCTTGACGACGTTTTCGAAGTAGCCGCGCCTCGGCTTCTTCGCCCGCTCGACGACGAGCAGCCGCTCGCTCACCTTTTTCGCGTCGAATACCGTCTTGCCCGTCACGCCCCACTGGCCGAGGCAATAGACCTGGTAGTAGTACTCGTCCGTCTCTTTGAAGGCCTCAAGCGTCGTGATGGCCTCCGCCGTCAGAAAGCGGTTGTCGAGATACGTGCTCTCGTGCACCGTCGCGCGCGGGTCCTTGCGGTCGAAAAACCGCTTTTTCAGCCAATGTGTGATGCTGATCGGATTGAACGTCAGGATCATTTGCAGGTAATAGGGGAAGTCTGTGCGCAGTCGGATGTCCAGCTGGTCGAAGTCCCCCTGCTCCAGCTCGCTCGCTTCCTCGATCCAGATGCCCGTGATGTCGTAGATCGACTTGAGCTTTTCCACGTCGTCGAGGCCCGCGAACAGGATCTTGCTGCCGTTCGCAAACGAAATGCTCATGTCGCTCTTGTTGACCTTCGCGCCGCTGTCGGGGTAGAAGTCGGATATCTGCCCGCGCAGCTGCTCAAAGCAGCTCTCGCGCAGCGTCCGCGCCACCTTGCGGCACACCAGCCAGCGGTGCCCCGGCTCACTTGTCACGCGCTCGAGCACCTTGCGCCCCGCGAAGATCGACTTGCCGCTGCCGCCGCCGCCTTTCAGGACGAGGTAGCGGTGCCGGTCGAACAGCAGCGGCAGGAAGTGCGCGTTGTTCGTCGCGCGGAAGTCCCGCCACCACAGCGCCACCTCAAGCTCTCGCTCATAGGTCCGCGTCTTCGTCGCCGCCATCGTGCTCAAACTCCTGCATCAGCTCGCGCAGCATCGCTTGCCGCTCCTCGAGCGGGATGCTCGCCGCCGTCACGGTCTTTGTCGCCCGCTCGCCCAGCTCGACCTCTTTCTTCTCGCTGTAGCCGTAGTTGTTCGTCAGGTTGAAGAGGATTCCTTTCAGGTCTTTGCCCGGCCTCGTCAGCATCTCGTGCTCGTTCCAGGCCTTCATGCGCTCGCGCACCCGCTCGCCGACGGCCGCGAATTCCTCGCTCTCGCCCATGTACCGGCTCCATGTCGCCCGGTCGATGCGAAGAAAGGCGCACAGCTCGTGCATGCTCGGCGGGATGATGTACTCCGTCACCTCGACCTCTTCGCCCAGCGTGTTTTTCACCGGCACGGGGATGAGGATCACATGGCCCTTGTCGTCGCGCTTGCCGCTGTCCACCATTTCCGTGACCTTCACGCGCCGTGTGATCGCTGCGAAATAGCGCTCGCAGGCCTTGCCCAGCGTTGCCGCCGTGTATTTCTTCTGCCGCGCCATCCGCACCCCTCCCCTCGGCGCGCTTGCCTTGTTTTCAAAAAGTGTAGCAAATGCAACAGGTCACGAACCGTCAACTTTTTGAGGGCAAAAAAGAGCCGCAAACCCTTGTCAAATCAGGGCTTGCGGCTCTTCCTCGCACGCGCACGCGCGAGAGCATGCACGCAGCGCGCCCAGGCTCCCCCGCGCGCGTCGTCGTGTTGCGTTTTCTGTTTTGTTATTCCCGTTTCGCTCTCGATGAGCGTTCTTTTCTGATCTTGCCCACCTCTGGCAGAATGTAGCGTATGTACTGCGGCATGCCTGGTGCCCATCCGGCACGGAATAGCAGCTGCCCGCCGCGCGGCACGCTCAATTCAGCGCCCGACAGCGCCGCGCGATCTTTCGGCTGCGGCAGCGTCAGGTTGCGGCTCGGGCAGTATTTTTTCTCGTCCGGCACGTAGCGCACCTGAACGAGCAGGTAGTGCGCAAGGCCGAGATAATCCACCTCGTCATACAGGTGCTCGCAGTGCGTCCCGCCCGCCGTCCACTTGCTGCGCGCGATCTCCATCGCCTCCGCGTTGACGACCACGTGATGATGCACGCGCACATATTCGCCCGTCTTGCCGTCCAAATCTGCTGTCACCGGCACATAGCGGAACGGCACCCCTGCCGCCTTGCAGGCGCGCCTCGTTCTTCTCAGCCATAGCTTGAGCTGCCGGTTCGCATTCTTCCAGATTGTTTCGGGATCCTCCGTCCCGCCGCCGAGCTTTGTAAAGGCTTCGTCCGCATAGCTCAGGCGCATCAGGTGATCTGTGCAGCTGAAATTTTCATTCAGCAATCGAGCCAGATGCTTTTCCGCGTTCGCTTCATTCCGCTGCTGCTGCTTGATGTCGCTTTTGAGCTTTCGCTGCGATCGCGTCGGCTTCTCGCCCGGCACCCAGTATTTGATTTTTTCGCCCACGGCGCCCGCCGTGTACGTTCGGATGACCCAGTAGCCCTCTGTCATGCTTTCGCCCTCCATCGCCATTTTCGCCATTTGGGGAAGATGGTTCTAAACTCAGCGCTCAAGGAACCCCGATAACGCGCACGCGCGCGTTATCGTTATCTATTTAATGTGTGTTCGGCCTTCTGTGCGCCGTCGCGCCCTTTCGGCGGCAGCGCACACAGGGCCGAAGCCCTGTCACAGTCTCCGCGGGAAGCCCTCGTAGTACTTCCGCACGATCCGCTCGAGCGTCGAGCGGGAGAGGCTGTGCTTCATGCAGATGTACGTCGCGTTCGCGTCCGTCGTCACGAATTCAAAAAGTGCCCGGTAGTAGTCCCCGCCGCCGCACTCCATACACAGGTTGAGGATCTTCCGCTGCGCCTTCTCCGGCATTTCTCGATACAGCAGCGATGAAAAATAGATGTATCCCTGCCGTTCGTAGCTCACCGGCACGCTCTTTTTGTATCGGAACATCGCCCTCGCCCTCCTCTCCCGCTCTTTGTCCGTCAGAAGCGGAAATACTCTTTCATGCAGCGCCACACGTTGCGCCACGGATGCGCCATGCACCACTTGAGGCTTTCGTGATAGTCCTCTTTGATGCTTCTCTCGGTCTTGATCGTGTGCAGCGCCCCGCACAGCAGCTCTTCTTTGCGCGCTGCGCGGTCCTCCGCCACCTTGAGCTCGCCGCGCAGATGCGCCGCTTCGGTCAGCGCGTCGTCGTGGCGCTACTTGGCCTCGGCCAGCTCCAGCTCGCGCTTGCCCAGCAGGTGCGCCAGCTCGCGGCTTTCGTTCTTTGCCTTCTCGATGGCCTTCATGTCCTCGCCGTGCGCCTCGAGCGCCTGGTCGCGCAGCTTCTCTGCCTCATCGATACGCGACCGCAGCATCGCCGCCGAATGATCCGCGCTCTTATACTTCGCGGTGACCTCTTCCAGCGCCTTTTCATTCTCCTCGAGCTTTTCCGTCAGCGTGCCGATCTGCCCGCGCAGCTCGGTCTCTCTGCTCTCCGCCGCCTCCTGCTTATCCAGCGCCTCTTCGAGCATCTTGAGCATCTGCTCCTTCGTGACCTTTTTAATGTTGATCTTCTGCATCGCTCAGCCCTCCTTAGGAAATTCGATCCTTGCAACGCCGTACCCGTCCGCGCACTCGCGCTCGATGCGGCAGCCGCGTGCCTCCCACCAGTCTTCGGCAAAGATCGCCACATCCGCCGTCGCCAGCAGCTCGAGTGACTTGCTCAGATAGTAAAGCGGCGCTTTTGCGCCGGCCGGAACATCGAGCCCGCCCTTGAAAAAGCTGTCGATGACCTCGACCTCGCCGCGCCCTGCGTACACGGCCTTCGCGATCGCGATCAAATCCTCGCGCTCGCTCTCGATCTCCTCGTCGCTCTTGCCGCGCATCGGCTGCGAGATAAATAAGCGCACCGTCGGCAGCTTCGGCATGGCCGGTTCGTCCGCCGCAGTCTCCTTGTCGCAGCAGGAACACTCGCAGTCTTTATCGCAGCAGCAATTCTCCGCCGCTGCCTCGCCGTTCACGCCGCCCACCGCCGTTTGCAGCAGGAAGCCCAGCAGCTCCCAAATCTTATTTCTGATCCGTTCCATGCAGATTTCCTCCCCCAGCTTCTCGTCGTAGTTCTCCGCGCTCACGCAGCTCGAGCTCTCCACGATCTCGAAGCCGTTTTTCAGTACCGCGCGCACAACGGTCGTCTTGCCGCCCATCGTCACGGTTTCGTGGTGGTCGATGAATCGCTCGACCATCTCCGCGCTGATGCTCGGCGCCTCAGTCTTGAGCTCGCCGTTCACCTCGAGCGGCAGATACGCGCGCTCGAAGACCTCCGCCGGGCTGAAGCTCTCGTACCCGTCCGCATAGCGCACCTTGTAGCCGCGCTCGACCTTGTAGCCGCACGGTACTCTGTTCTCCGCGAGCGTAACGATCTTGCCGTCCACGCGATGCGCCTTTTTCGCCTCGATAAGTTTCGTTCCGATGTACTGTTTCATGGTTCCGTTTCCTTTCTTTTTCGCCCGCAGGCGTGATTAAAGATGTAACTGCTCGTGCTCGCGCGGCTTCTCGACGAGGATCTTCACGACCTTCACGTCGCCGTAGCGCTCAAGGTCCATCGCCGCGCGCTCCTTGATGCCCTGAACGGCGCTCTCCGGCACGTCGGCCTGCAAAATAAACGTCACCTTCATACCTTTTTCTCCATTGCGCCCAGGTCGCTGAGTCCCCGCTCAATGACGCGCCACACGTGGATGTCGACCATCAGCCCGTCCACGACGATCGCGCGCAGCGTCTCGCAGCTCACGTCCCCGCCGCAGGCCTTGCTCACGCGCTCCGTCCACCCCGGACCGGTCCGCGCCTTGTAGCGCACCAGCGCGTCGAAGATTTTCCGCTTCTCCGCCGCGCCGTAGCCCTTGACGCTCAGCGTTGGGAGCGGTTCGGGCGGCGGCGCTTCCGCGGTCGGCCGCTTGTCCTGTCCCGCCGTCCACGCAAGGCCGTCCTTTTCGCTCTTCGGCGGCGCGATGGGCGCGGGTTTGTCCGCCTTCGCGCCCTTTTTCTCGCCCGCGCCGAGCATCGTGCGCCGCATCAGCGTGTTGATGGCCCAGTCCGCGCAGTATGTGCAGAAGTCGAGCTTCGCGATCTCCCCGCCGCCCGCGCCGCTGGCCGTCACGCTCACACGCTCGTGCGCGCTCATCCCCGTGATGACCCGCCCACACCGGTCACAAAATACCCGCACCATCCGTCAGCCCTCCCTTGGCTTGCCGTAACTGCAAAAATCGAGATTTTCCCGCACGGGCGTGAAAATGCCGCCGTTTCCGTAATAGAGGATCGCGCGCGGGCAGTGGCAATATATTCCCTTTTTGCCGTCCGTCCGGTCGTAAGCCTCCCCGTACTCGCAGTTCTTGCAGTACGGTACCGTCACCGTGCGTCCTTCTTTGTCGGCGTCAACCAGCTCGCGCAGGTGGTCGGGCGTGGTGCCCAACGCCGCCGAGGCCACCTTGACGAACATTGGGAGCGAGGCCGTCGCCGTGATCTCCTCCGCCGTTATGCCCGTGTCCTCATAGGCGGCAAGCGCGCTGTATAACTGCCGAATGATCTGCCGCAGTACATCCTTCGATACGCCGTTCAGCACCGGACCGTTCAGAACCAGGTCCAGCAGCTTCGGCTTCATGCCTTCAAGGTCGGCGAGCGGGCCGAGATACCGGTCCACGCTCTCGTCCACTCTGACCTCTTCGTTCGTCAGTCGCTTCATGTCGCATATCCTCCGTCGTTCTGCGGAAACGCGACGTAAACCGTCGCGCACAGCTCGCTGCCGCCGAATTTTCCCGCCGCCGGTCTTTCCTTGATGGTGATTGCCCCGCTTTCCAGCATCTTTTTTGCCAGCATGTCAGCCAGCCGCTCGCTGCTGTATTTCTTGTACCTCTGCAAAAGCTCCTCTGCGCGCGGCCCGTTGTCAAACGGCATCGCCCGCACCTCGATCTTCCTGACGTGGTAGCGCTCTTCCTTGATGAGCGCCCTGTCCTGCGGTTTCGGCGGCGGAACCTGCTCGACGTACCCGCCGAGCGCCCTGATCGCGCCCCGCCGCAGCTTTCCCAGTAAACCGTTCATCATTTTCTCCTGTTCCGCCGCGCATCCCTGCGCCGCTTCTTCTGTGTTCGTTTGCAATATCTTCCGAATGCCGCGTCCGAGACCGCCAGCGTGCGTTCCATCTTGCGCAGATCGCGCAGTGAAAAATAGGGATAGCCCATCATCCGTCAGCCCTCCTTGTTCTGCCACCCGCAGCTCGGGCATATGTAGGCGTCCTTCTCCGCGTTATAGAAGACGCGCGGCGAGTTGCACGTCGGACAGATGAAGATATCGCCCGCAAAACCCGGATCGCCCGGCGGTCCGGCAGGGTCTCTGTGCCCCTGCACGACTTCATCGCCGCGTCGCAGGAACTCTTTCAGCGTACTGCCCCGCTTTTTCAGAACCTCGTCCATCTTCGTCAGCGCCTCAAGGCCCTGCTGCTGGAATTCGATCAAATCGGCCGCCGCGGCCATCAAGCCGTCTGCGCAGGTCGTGTCCTCCGGATCGTCGTCCCACAGCGGGCACCCGTCGCAGCTGCCGCTCGCACAGCATCGCAGCGCCGTCAAAACCTCGTCACTTGTCATCGCTCTTGCCCTCCTTCGGCTTGACGCACTGTGCGATGCTGAGGCAGTCCGGCTTCAGGTCCTGCCATACCGGCGATTCCGGGTCTCCCACGGCCATCATCATGCTTACCTTGAAGATCTCCGCCGCCGCTTTGTCTCTGCGCGCAAGCATACTGTAGACCGCCGTGAGCAGGTAGGCCGATTCGGCGAGCAGGTCTCCCATCGACCCTCCGGCCGCCAGTTCCTTCACGTTTCCGTTTTCGTTCTTATAGCTCAACATGTCTGTGCCCTCCTTAAAATTTGAAGCTCTCGCGGACGACCACGCCGCCGACGTTCGCCTCCGCCGTAAAATACCGATGGTTTTCGTTGATGTACACGATTCTCCCGTGTACCCCGCCTTTCTTGCCGAGCGCTGAGACGATCCCGTTCGACCCCTCCCAGCTCGTCGGCGCCCAGCTATACGTTTCTCCGATCTGCATGCTCAATACCTCACTCCGATAAAATCCAGCACTCGGCCATAGCCGAGACCCTTTTCGTTTGGCTTCCACATCCCGTCAGCAGGATCGTAAGCCCCACCGCCGATGCAAAACTCATAGTGCTTCGGGTGGGTGTGCTTCATGCGCTCGAAGCGGTTTTCGCCTTTCTCGAGGTGACTTCCAAATCCACAGAACATGCACCCTGTCCTCTGGCATCCCGTGCAGTGCAGCGGCTTTTCGATGAGCGTTGACGGATAATCATTCTCGCCGTCGCTCGCCACGATGTCGCCGTATACACTGCAATACGGGATGTTTTCGTCTCGCAGGTAGTGCAGCACGTCTTGCTCTGTCCAGAAGCTCATGGGCTTGCTCATAGGGCGCTTGCCCTCAAAGGCGTTGCAGCCCGTGCGCTTCCACTCTTTTTCTCGCTGCTGGCTCTCGCTCGCCATCATCGCGGTAAACGGCACACATCCGCTCGTAGCGTTGTATCGCTTGGCGGGTGCTTTTTTCATCACGTCGCAGCACTGCTCGCTAATATGGAACGGCGCATCCTTGAGATAATGCCACTTGTCCGCCAGTTTCATCGTCGAGCAGTACACGCCCTGCCGGTTGTAGCCGGTCAGATGCAGATTAACCGTTGCATCGTTCTGCCCGTGCGCGTTTTGCAGATCGCGGATAAAACGCGCCTGCTTTTTGCCGATGACGGGATAGCCGTACCTTGTCAACACCTGCCGGATATTCATCTTCGGCCGCAGCCGCACAAGCTGCACGTCGATCCGCGGGAACTGCTTTTGCAGCCACACCGCATAGTCGTTGACGAAGTGCTGAATCTCAGGATACTCAAGCCCCGTGTTGACAAATACCAGCGTCAGCGGATAGATCGGCGTGCGATAGCGCGATAGCTCCTGTGCGGCCAGATAGGCGAGCCCCGTTGAATCCTTCCCGCCGGAAAAGCTGACGTAGCACTTGCCGTCCCACGCATCGTACCATTGCTCAATCTTCTCGCGGCTCAAAAGCACCTTGTTTCCGAGGTCGAGCGCCAGCAGCTCTTTCGCCGCCTCCTTCGGAATCGGCTGATTGCTATACCCAGTCATCCGCTTCCCCCAGCTTCATAAAGCATCCCCAAAAGGTCTGCGATTTTTTGCCGCTATGATGCCCGAAAAGGGGGCGTTCTCCGATTGCTGCCCAAACATCTGCGGCGGGGATTTGCGTTTCTGCCCACTTAAAAATCAGCACGCCGTCCGGTTTTAATACGCGCATACACTCGCGGAATCCGTCATGCAGCATTTCGCGCCAATTCTCGCCGAGCTTCCCGTACTTCTTCCGCATCCACGAATTTTCACCGACGTGCCGAAGGTGCGGCGGGTCGAATACGACGAGCGAAAATGTGTTGTCCGAAAACGGCAAATCCGTAAAGTCGCACTGAATATCTGGATGAATAATGCACTTGCGCTCGGAATCGTGCTTAGTGCTCGTCCAGACCGCAGAACACTCTTCGTCGCGGACGTCGCAATAAACCGCGGCCGGATGCTGCTTATCAAACCAAATCGTCCGAGATCCGCACGTCACGTCAAGAATTTTCTTCGCACCGTTCCCGCCCATGATCTGGCTCGCCTGAATGCTATTCATCGCGCACCTCCTCCACATAGCACCAACTCTGCGGCGCGCGCTTGATGTCATATGGCGCTGCGCCGAATCTCGTATTTCGCAGTCCGGTAAACTCGCTCAGTTCGTGCGCCTCGTCGTAGATGCGCAGGTCGGAGATGTGCCAGCCGTAACCGTCGCCCCACGCGAGGTAATCATTCAGCATTTTAGGCGTCAAGCAGGCTGCATTGAGCAGCCCGCCGACGGGCGATGTGCGCATGGTGGCGGCGTCACAAATGCGAGTCTCCACTAAATTCGGAATGCCCGTGTACCCGATGTGCGTGATCCAGTCGATTCGGTCGCAGGTAAACTCCCCGATAACCTTGCCCTTGCGGTCTGCCCACTTGCCGCGGTTCCACTTGGCAACATCACCCCCAAGATCAACTCGAAAAAACTCGTTACAGCCTTGCAGCGTGCAGTAGATATAGCACTTAAACGGCGTGTTCATCTTCGGGCGCGTCTTGCGCACTTCAATCGTCTTATTGCCATTGACGATCTTCTCGCACCACTTCGGGCGGATACTGATTAAAACCGCTTTGCTCACGCCTCCACCTCCTGCACCTTCGCCAGCGGGCAGTAGAAAAGGCAGTTGTGCTTGCTCGCGTCCCGCAGGATCGCTCTATGTACCGCCTTGCCGCTCTTGTCGAATCGCAGCTCATAGCCCTCGGGGTAATATTCGATCCCGCCGTACAGCACCTTCGGCTTGCGGTAGCTGAGCATCGCCGCGCTCACGCAGAGTTTCAGATAGTCGCTGCGCTTCACGCGCCCTCACCTGCCTTTTCGGCGATCATGTCCCGCAGCGCGCCCAGCGCGCGGTAGATCTTCGGGCGGCTCTCCTCATCCAGCTCGTCTACGATCTCCGTCATGCGGTTCACCGTCTCCTGTGCCTGCCGGAACAGGACGGCAAACTCCGCGAGTACCTTGTTGTCCATCGCCGCGGCGCTTTTTTTGGCCTTGTCCAGCTCAGCGCGCAGCGCCGCCGCCTCGTCCTCTGCCTTTTCGACCTTTTCTGCCGCGGCCTGCGCGTCCGCTTTTGCTTGTGCTAGGTCCTCTCTGGCCTTTTTCAGCTCCTCGGCCTTCTTGCCGATTTTCTCCTTGGCGGAAAGCTCCGCCTCCTTCACCGCCGCCGCGATCTGTTCCTCGCTCGCGTCCACCGTCTGCACGGCGACGTCTACAGGCTTCTCGCGCAGCGCTTTCAATTCCCGTTCCAGCTCCGCCGCGCGCTCCTGCGCGGCCAGCGCCGTTCCCTGCGCGCTTTCCACCTCGGCGCGGGCGGCGTCCGCTGCGTCCTGCGCCTTCTGTGCTTCCGCCGCGGCCTCCTCGTTGGCCTTGCGCTGTTCGTCCAATTCGCGCCGCGCCTTGTCGCGTTCCAGCTCAGCGAGCTTGCGCTGCCGGATGGCCTCTTCGAGCTCGCGTTTGCTCATCTCGGCAACGCTTTTTTCTTCCCCGTTGACAACGTGTTTTTCGCTTGCGAAATTCTCTCGCTCAGATGCCGGCAAAGCCAGTAATACCAAGGCTTTCGAGGTCCCCAAATCCCCCACCAGTGAGGTATTTCCGTACTCCCTTGCAAGCTGCATAAATCGCTGCGCGCTCGTCTCCGAAAACTCCACTTTTTCGCTCAGCCACGGCAGCCATTCCCCGTGTTTGAGCTGTGCTTTTGCCTCGATCAGCCGCTTGCCAATCTCGATGACGGCCTGTCCGCCGACATTTTTGTAAAAAATGATCTCATCCGTGATGGCGGTGATGCTGCGCACCTCGCCGGCCACGGCCATTTCCATTGCTTCGCTCATGCGCCTTTCCTCGCTTTCTTGTCCACTTTGTTCGTTTCAGCGAACTTTTTGCGTTGTTCCTCCATAAACCACGGCGTCAGCACCTCGCGCTCCCATCTGTCGCAGAAGTCGCGCACCTTTTTCGGGATGCCGTGCTCATACTGCTTGCGCTCGCCGTGGCGTTCGTTGCCGTAGCCGTGCAGCTGGATCTCCTTCGGCATCGCCCGCGTCAGGTCGATGTTCAGCGTGTAATAGCTGCGCTCTGGCCTGCGGTAGTGCCGCACAAAGAAGATCGGCTTGCCGCTGCAATGTGTTCTGCCGTAGGTGCCCACGCAGTGGCGCAGGGTTTTTCCCTCGTCGATCAGCTCCCGCTCCTCCTGTGGGATGCGGATGCAGAGTTCGCCGTCCGTCCATTCCAGCGCCTTGAGTCGGATATAGACCGGCGTAAAATCCGCCGAGTAGTACTTCACGCCCTCGTGCGCCGCGTACATCTCCATTACGCGGTCGTGCGCCGCTTGCAGATCGCGCGGCCACAGCGTTTCGTTCTGGTCCGCCAGCCACAGCGCCCGCAGCACGCGCCGGTAATCGAGCAGCAGTTGCACGCCGCCTTTCAGCCGCTTTTGCTTTTCGAGGTATTTCACCACATGCGTCGGGTGCAGATCGGTCTCGACGGCCCGATAGGCACCCAGCAGTTTTTCCATGTCGTTCAGACCGAGCTTGCCGACCTCCTGCACGAATTGCAGCGCGTCCGCGTTCTTTACAAGCATTCGGTAGCTCGCCCAGCACCGCGCGGTGCCTTCGCTCCAATGCTTCCCGCGCACCTCGCGGAAGGCTTCCTTGCTCATGCCGAGCATTCGGTGCGGCTTCGTCTCGCTCCAATCGACCCACGGGATATTTGGTGCGTCGCGCAGCATGGAATAGTTGCCGCACATGTTCAGATAGTTGTCAATGGTCTGCGTCACCGCATCGCCGAACCCCTGCCGCATCAGGTTTTCCACCTGCGGGTGCTTGCGCCAGACGTGCAGATACGCCCCCGGCCAGGTTCCGCCCGCGCCGATGTATTTGTCCAGTGCCGTCTTCTCGCCCGTCGTTCCGCCGAGCTCTGGGCCGTAGGCGCATACCCAGCCGCCGACCTGCCGTCCGTTCACGGCGCCGTGGCAGTAATAGGGCTGCTGCATCGGGTCGCGGCTCTGCTTGCAGGGTGTCCACGTTACGTCACGCGCCTCGTTGCTGTGGCGCACCGCGCGGAAACGCCGCAGCACGCCGCAGCGGTCCACGATCAGCGCCGCGTGCGGCGAGAACGTCACGACGTCTGTTCCTGTGTTGTCCTGATACCGCGCCACCATCCAATAGAGCACCGTGAGATATCCGTCAATGTTCAGTGTTTCGGCTTGCAATGCTTGAAGCGTGCGCCCCTGCCGCAGCTCACTCCGCCGCGTCACGACCACGCTCTGGTAGCAGTGCGGGCAAACGATCGTCTCGTCGTCAAAGAAGATTTGCGCATCGTCGTCGCCCTTGTCGACGTAGCCGTCATAAATCTGTCCGTCCTCGCCCTGCCTCAAGACAATGCCGCTCGTACCGCTGTCGCTGACATAGCCCGCAAAAAACTCTTCTCCGCAGGCTGAGCAGGTGCAGCGCGCGCCCCAGCGGCGCTTCCGAGACTTCTCCCAGCGGTCCCAGTCTTCCGCGTCCATGATCTGCGCAATAGGATTTGCGGTCTCCACGCTCTCGCGGCTGTAAAGCATCAACCCGGTCCCGAGCATATCGTTGTCATAGATATCTTCCAGCACGTCGTTTTGCAGGTCTCCGCATGGTTGGAACGGCAGTTTGTCCGCCAGATTCTCCCACCCGGCGTCTGTGCGGCGGCTCATAAAAAGTCCGCAAGGTCCACGACCTTGCGCCTCTCCGTCTGCGGCGCTGCGGCTGTGCCGCGCTCCGGCAGGCCGAAAAACTCACGCAGGATGTCCTCGGCCTCCGCGGGCGTCACGCACCCGCAGTTGCCGACCTTGTTCTTTTTTGCTCGCTCGGCGATCTTCTTCTCCGCCGCCGCGAGCGTCATCTCTTTGTTCTGCGTCAGGTCTGTCAGCAGCAGTGCCGCCGCGGCCTCGTTGCCGCGGACCATATCTTTCAGCTGCTCGCCCACCATCCACACCGCCGAGCGCTCTTTCGGCTGCTGGCCCTCAATGGCGGCAATGGCGTCTTGAATCACGCTCATTTCCCTTGCACTTCTTCCCCGCCGCATGCTATAATGGCGGGGAAGAAAATCTCCTTTCATGTGTGTTTTTCTTCGTGGCGGTTGACCGGTGCCATCGGTCAGCCGCCTTTTTCATGCGTTCGCGGCCTGCATGGCCCATTCCGGCATCGCGCTTCTCGCCCTCGTCCGCCGGTCCGGCGCGTACAGCGGGCAGCGCACAACGCGATAGCTGTCGGTCGTGTAGCGGTAGCACTTCTCGCCGCGCTCGCTTTTCGAGCCGTTGATCGTCGTTTTCTCCGCCTCCCAGCCCTCCACGGGCTCGAAGCGGATCGCGTGCGTCACGGGATCTCGCTCCGTCCACGAGCAGCCGCCGCACGCCCGCGCGCACGACCAGCACAGCGTCGGCCTCGTCTGCGGCGCGATAAATCGCTTGTCGTCCATCATCTGCGGCGCGTTCTCTTTCTCCCCGGCTCGTCCAGCTTCAGGACAAGCACCATTCCGCGCCACGTCAGCCATCCGGCGCCCACCGCTGCCAGCCACGTGACCGTCGGATCGGTCTCCGCCGCCGCGGCCGCCGCGTCCATCGCCAGGCACCCCGGCTCCAACAGGCACAGCAGCAGCACCGCGATCCACAGCAGCACCGTCAGCCGCAGCAGCGCCGCCGCGTAACGCAGCGCTCTTTCTTCTCTCGTGCGATTCTTTTTCATTTGTTGTTCCTCATTTCTGCAAAGGGGCTTCCCTTGCGTGTTATTGCTTGATGTAGAATTTTGCCTTGCCGCGCATCAGCTCATTGAGGTAGGTCACGCGCAGCCACGACCCCAGCTTTTCGCGCTGCTCGTCGCTGAGCGTGTCCACGTCCACCTCTCCGCCGTCCGCCGTCTTGGCGTAGGCCTTTACGATGATCGGCTCCTGTTTTCGCTTCCCCATTCCTGCACGCTCCTTTCCCTCGAATGTATGCCGCCGCGGCATGTCCGCTTGCCACCGCCCCGCCGCCATGCTATACTGGCGGCGAAAGGGGGTGAAAATATGGGCTATATCGTTCGCACATCCGACCTCTTCCAGATGGCGAAAGAGGTTCTGGATTCCGGCGCAAAGTATGTTGAACTGGAATACCTCGAAGAGGATCGCACCGACCCCGCCGATCCCATTCCACCCAGCATCAATTTCTCTGCGCTGGATGTCCTCGACCACAACGTTTTCTATGACTTCGAGGACATTGATGTCCTCTCACTCGACCAGCTTGATTGAATACTCGATCCTCGAGCCGCCATGCCTGACCCGCTGGCGGCTCATTTTTTTAATGGCTTGTCGCAGCGCCTCAAAGGCTTCCTCGCTGCGCACCGTCGCCTCGATCTCCGGCGTTGCCCCGTGGTAAACATCCCACGTCGTCGCCATCTTCAAAACTTGCATCTGTGTCGCGCTCCTTTCGGTGAGCCGTATTTGTGTTGCAAAATTGACAAATTATTGCATATTGCAAAAAATGGAAATTTTTGGTATAATATTTTTGTCTTCGTAATACTGCCGTCGCTCGCTCCCGCCGCGTTCAAAACGAAAGGGGGTGAAAACATGGTATTAACTAAAGGCGAAGCGTTAGAAGAAGCGCTTGAAATCGTAAAGGTTATGCTCTCCGATTCTGCTTGTACGAGCATTTACCCAAATGCGGAAAGCGCAAAAGACGTCGCTGAGTTTGTTCGAACGCTCACGGACGAACTCGTTGCAATCGAATAATCCTAACGCTATAGAAAACCTCCGAAGTTCCCGCTTCGGTGGTTTTCTTTTTACCGTGTGTTGCGCTACGCAACATTATGCGCAAAAAAATAGGCGCAGAAATTGTCCTCTACTTTCAGCAGTCGTGCGAGCGCCCATGCCTCGTCAAGATACATCGGTCTGCGATTGTTGATCTTGAGCGATGCGGTGGACTGCTTGCAATTCATGCTGGTTGCGGCGTCCTTCTGCGTCAGGTTTAATTCTTTCAGTCTCTCTTTAATAGCAGATGAGTTGATCACGATGTTCACCTCCTCTCATTTGTTGCACTATGCAACTAAGCTATATATACTACAGTTTTTCTCCATTGTCAATAGCACTGTGCAACTTTTTTATATTTTGGTATTGCGCTATGCTATTTCGTGTGCTATTATGATTGCACACTGTAAAACCCGAAAGGATAAAATCATGTACTCTCCAAAAGAAATTGGCGACCGTATCAAGTCCCGCCGCGACGAGCTTGATATGACCCTTGACGAAGTCGCGGCGAAAGTCGGCGTATCTAAGTCTACGATTCAGCGATATGAAAACGGTCTGATTGGTCGCATCAAACTCCCTGTGATCGAATCTATCGCGGATGCTCTCTGGATATCTCCCGACTGGCTCGTTGGGGTGTCAGAAGAAAAAACCGCCGACCCGAAGGTCGACGGCCTTTCCCCATTAGAAGCGCGCTTGATGGAATTGGTTCGCCGGCTTACCGACGATCAGAAGAAGATGCTGCTGGCCCAAATAGAACTTCTACTAAGTAAGCAAGAATAGCTTCCTGATTCTCAGGGGTAAGCTCGCGGAACTTTGCAAGGATCTCTCGATCGAGTCGGTCAGGCATTGTGACCTCTCTTTCCCTCAGAAGCTCCCGATGATTGTATTCGGCGCCGCGCATCAGTATATACCATTCCGTCCCGCCCCGCCACCGGTAAAAATTCCCAGCAAAGGAGTGACCTCTTATGACCCCGCCGAAAGGCTTTTCTTCTTCCGCCCACGCGCCGCTGCCTGATCTTCGTATTGCCGCGGCCTATATCCGCGTCTCCACCGATGACCAGGTGGAGCTCTCCCCCGCCTCGCAGCTCGTCGAGATCCGCAAGTGGGCCTCTCGTAATGGCTATATCGTGCCGGATGAATTTGTCTTCATGGACGAGGGCATTTCCGGCCGCGGCGTGAAAAAGCGCGACGAATTCCGCCGCATGATCGGCGTCGCCAAGACGAAGCCGAAGCCCTTCGACGCGATCCTGCTCTGGAAGTTTTCGCGCTTTGCCCGCAACCGCGACGACGCTGTCATGTATAAGTCGATCCTGCGCAAGCAGCTCGGCATTGATGTCATCTCCATTTCCGAGCCCGTGGCCGAGGGCGGCATGGGCCTCATTACCGAAGCGCTCATCGAGGCGATGGACGAATACTACAGCATCAACCTCGCCCAGGAGGTCAAGCGCGGCATGGAGGAAAAGCACCGCCGTGGCGAGGTGCAGAGCAATCCGCCGTATGGCTACGGCATCAAGGATCACGTTTTCGTGCCGAAACCGCCCGAGGATGGCTTTGTGAAAGAGCTGTTCCGCCGCTACCTCGCTGGCGAAGGCTGCTTTCCGCTCGCGCGCTGGATGAACGAATGCGGCCAGCGCACGCACCGCGGCGGCAGGTTTGAAAACCGGACCATTGAATATATCCTGCGCAACCCCGTCTATATCGGTAAGCTGCGCTGGAATCCGGCCGGCCGCACCCGCCGCGACTTTGCAAATGAGAATGTCGTTCTCGTTGACGGTAAGCACGAGCCGCTGATCGACGAAGAGACTTTCAATGCCGTTCAGCGCCGCATCGACGAGCAGAAGCTTTTGTACCCGCGCTATGCCCGCGCGTCCGGAACGCAGAAGCACTGGATATCCGGCCTTGTCCGCTGTGCCGCCTGCGGCGGTGGCCTCATCGTGAATACGCCGGATTATATGGCTTGCAACAATTACGTGCGCGGCTCCTGCCGCGTCCGGCAGACGGTGCGCCGCGACGCGCTGGAGGCTGCACTGATCTCCCGCCTGCGGGAGGACGCCGCCCGCGGTTCGTCTCTGACCTTCGATGTGGTCCGTTCCAGCGACGGCTCCGCATCTTCCCTATCCGCCGTCGAGGCCGCGCGCGATTCCGCCGTTCGCATGCTCGACCGCCTGCGCGACGCTTACCTCACCGGCGCCGATACGGTCGAAGAGTATAAGGCGAGCAAGGCCGCCGTGCAGCAGCGCATCGCCGATCTCGATGCGCAGATCGCCGCCATGCAGAAAGAGGACCGGGCCGCCGCCGATCCGAAGCTGCTGCGCTCCGCTCTCCGCGCCGTCGTCAAAACGCTGGAATCCCCCGACACCACCGTTGCCGAAAAGAACGCCGCCGTCCGCAGCGTCGCCGACAATATCACCTGGAACAAAGCCGCCAACACCCTCACCATCCACTACCGCCTCGTCCTTTAGCCATGCTCATTTTATGGTTAATTGATATATGGAGGCCCGGACGGCGAGCTCGGCGCGTCGCTGCGCTACCTCTCCCAGCGCTACTCCATGCCCTACCCCGAGCTTAAGGGCCTGCTGACCGACATCGGTACAGAGGAAGCGTCATGGCCCCCAATTTTGGCACGGTATTTTTCCAGTCCGTCCAGCACATAGACCCATTTGGCGGGAAGCAGATTGAGCGCCACCTCTACCCTGCCGTCCCGGTACACAATCATTTGCTGGAGGAGATGCCCGTAAAAGTCGTCGTCCGCCGTGCGCCCGCTGACGATTCCCGTGATGGCGGCGCGAATGTCCGGTTTTAGGGTCTGCGTGTCGGTGTTCAGCGTCTGCCGCTGTTTGATCGCGGCAATTTTTTCCTGCACCCGGTTCATTTCGCTTTCACAGCGGGCTTTGGCGCGCTGATAGTCAGCCTTGGTGATGCTCTCGTCGAAAAAGCGGTCATGGATGGTGTCATTACGCGCTTGCAGCTTTTCAAACTCCAGCTCCAGCCGCCGCAGCTCCTGCTCGCCGCTGTCCTCACCGGACGCCAGAACGCTTTCCACAACTCGGGTGAGGCTCGATATGATCGATTTCTTATCCAGCGTCACGGCGCTCACGGAGCGCCGTAGAAGATCCATGGCGATGTCGTCCCGGATCTGCCGCCCGACGCTGCATCCGATGACATTTCCCGCGCCGTCTGTGCGCCGCAGGCCCTCGTTGGTGGCGGTGAAGCAGCACCAGCGATAATAGGAGCTGCCATCCTGCCGCTTTTTGGTGCGGTGGGAGAAGCTCTTGCCGCACTCACCGCAGCGAATTTTACCGGAGAGCGGATAGCGGTTGCCGTGTCCACCGCAGCCTGTCGCACGGTTGCGGCGGGACAGCTCCCGCTGCACCGCCTGCCACGTTTCCCAGTCGATGATGGACTCGTGGTGATCTTTTAGTTCTACCAGCGGTTCCTTGCCGTGGTTGTACTTCTTTTCGTGCGTCAGATAGTCCGGCGTGTAGGTCTTTTTCTGGATCAGGTCACCGCAGTATTTTTCATTCTTTAGGATCTTAGTCACGGTGGCCGAGGACCAAAGGCAGTTGCCCTTGCTGCTGAGAATACCGGCCTCCCGCAGCTCCCGCGCGATGGTGCTGCACCCTTTGCGCTCTTGCAGGTACTTATGGAAGATGAGCCGGACAACTTCCGCGCCCTCCGGGTTGACGGTCATTTTGCCGCCAATCACGTCGTAACCCAGCAGCGAGCCGCCAAAAACGACGCCCTTCTCCATGCTGCGCATCTGTCCCCATTTGGAGCGTTCAGAGGTCCTTCGGCTTTCGTCCTGTGCGAAGGAACTCATGATCGTCAGCCGCAGCTCCCCATCGTTGGTGCGGGTATCCAGGCTGTCATTGAGAAACAGCACGCCTACGCCCCGCCGACGCAGCTCGCGGGTGATTTGCAGGGCGTCCACCGTGTTGCGGGTAAAACGGCTGACCTCCTTGGTCACGATCAGGTCGATCTGTCCCAGCTCCGCCGCATGGAGCATTTTATTGAACTCCACGCGCTTGTTGGTCGATGTGCCGGAAAATCCTTCGTCAGCATAGATGCCTTGCAGCTCCCAATCCGGCTGGCGCTGGATGTACTCGCGGAAATACCGCTGCTGCGCTTCAAAGGAATTTGCCTGGTCTTCCTTATCCGTGGATACACGGCAATACGCTGCTACTTGTAACATAAAAACTCCTCCTTTTCGTGGTATCATACGATACAGAATGTGTCTTTGCAATTGTGCGAATACTGAAAGGCACTATTCCTTTACAGATTTTGATTTTCCTGTATTTCTTATCTGTTCTTCTAATTTTTGTACGCAGTTCCTACACTGCATTTCGTTAAGAACCCCTTGACGCTGCAAGGCGAGCAGGACGGCTCGCTGGTATGCGAGAAGAAAGTCCTGCCCGATCTCATCTGCCGCCTGATTATGCAGCAACTCCGGTTTGCTTGCCATCCTGCTCCCCCCTTTCCTTGAAACTATGCGGAGAGACCGGTGAACTTGTTGCCGTTTTCCCGGAAGTGGTTTCCTGCCTGACGGAAACTCGATTTCTGCTCCTTGGCACGCTCGCGTCATCAGACGGTCATGGCCTGCTTCCCCGAAAGAGAAACGCTCCGGCGGTCATTCAATTTTGTGGAAGATCGTTCGTGCTGAATTTCAACTTCCACAAAAATGATAGCAAGCGTTGACGGAGATTTCAATATGTGGTAAACTATTCGTGTGACAAATGATTTACCACAAACGATGCACAGCGGTGTCCACGAATGGAGGAGAAGCCTTGAGAGCCTTGTATTGCTTGAGTTTTGGCCCCAAAAAGGAATATGTAGAAACGGATTTCAAGCCCGTGGAATATCGTCTCGGGACAACCCTTATTGCTTTTTTGTCCACAGATTTCACTTCTTTACGGGCGAAATTACTGGTGCGAACAACGCCC